TATCTAGTGAAGATGGTCATGGTACAAACGTTGCGATAGGACATAATTCTTTAGCAACACTAAACGCGGATGCAGACGCTTATAACATTGCTATAGGATACAACGCAGGTATGGGTATGTCAACAGCTGTTCAAAACGTTATAATAGGTGGTTTGGCTGGTGATGCTTTAAATACCGGTTCTTTTAATGTTGCTATTGGTCAAAGTGCTTTAGGTGCGGAAGATGCTAACGGAAGAAACGTAGCTATTGGTTATAACGCTCTTACTAATCAAAACGCAGGAACAGACGCTAACAGTGTTGCGGTTGGTTTTAAAGCAAGTCAAAATAGTGTTACAGGTCTTTATAACACTGCTGTTGGTGGTGAAGCTTTGTTAACTAATATAGACGGTGACAATAACACAGCTATGGGTTATAAAGCTTTAACAACTTTTGAAGCAGATACAGATGGTCACGGTAGTAACACTGCTATTGGTAGTGCTGCTATGCGAGATGCTACAACGGCTACTAATTGTGTGGCTATTGGTTATCTTGCTTTAGGTGACGGGGTTATGACAGGTGATAATAATGTTGCTATTGGCTCTCAAGCTGGTAAATTTGTTTCAACAGGTGCACAAAACACTATGATAGGTGGTGTTGCAGGTGATGCTTTAACAACTGGTGAACAAAATACTGCTATTGGTTATGCTGCTTTGTCTGGTGAAACAGCAGGCGATAGAAGTGTAGCTATTGGTACATATGCTTTATTTACTCAAAATAACACATCAAATGCAGACGTGTATAATGTTGCTGTAGGTTACCAAGCTGGTACAAATGTTTCAACAGGTGCGAATAATGTATTAGTTGGAGGTCAAGTTGGTGATGCATTAACAGATGGTGCTAATAACGTTGCTATGGGAAGAGCTGCTTTAGGAACTGCACAAAGCGATAGTAACAACGTAGCTGTTGGATACACTGCATTAGGTACTCAAAATGGAGCTGGTACCTCATACAACGTAGCTATTGGACACGCGGCTGGTACAGGTGTTACAACAGGTGCTCAAAACACTATTATAGGTGGTTTAGCAGCTGATGCAATTACAACTGGAGCTGATAATGTAGTTATGGGATATCAAGCGATGACAGTAGCTAACAGTACAGAGTCGCGAAATGTTGCTATTGGTGCTTTTGCACTTGACAGTTTAGACAATGGATCTACTACTAATACATATAATACAGCTGTTGGTTATGGATCAGCTGCCGCTATAAATACAGGTGTACAAAACACTATTTTAGGTGCTGGAGCTGGAGATGCTATTACAAGCGGTTCTGATAATATAGTTATAGGTTTTGGAGCATCCGCATCTGCAGTAGACGTGTCAAACGAGGTAAGTATTTTCAACGGAACTAAAACTGCTAGATTTCAAGGAAGTGAAACAGCTTGGTCGTTTGTATCTGATGCTAGAGATAAATCAGATGTTGAAGATTTAGAACTAGGTACTGAGTTTATAAACAAACTAAAACCTAGAAAATTTAAATGGGATTATAGGAGCACAGATAATGACAAAGGAAAACAAGCGTCTGGTTTTATTGCTCAAGAAATAAAAGAAGTATTAGATGATGAAAATATTGATTACACTGGTATAGTAAATACTAATGATCCTAATCAATATATGATTGCGCAAGCAAATATAATACCAATGCTTGTAAAATCAATACAAGAACTTTCTGCTAAAGTAAAAATGTTAGAAAACAAGTAAATATATATAAGTAATTAATAATCAATTAATAAATAAAAATTATGAGTGAATTAGAAGAATACACAGATGAAAGAGTGGCTCAAGATATAGTAGCTACTATGGATTCAGTAGGTATCGTTGAAACAATTAGAGCTGTATCAGAATCAGATAGAACTGACGATGAAAAAGATGAACTAAGTAGAAACGAAAGACATATACAAATATATATGGCTAAGTCTAAGTTTGTAGCAGGTTTATCATCAGATCAAAAAGCTAAAATAGATGCTTTTGGTTTAGATCCTCTATAGTTAAAAAATAAAATAAATTAAATAAAATAAAATGTGGAAATTAACTAAACAGTATTGGAAAGATATGTGGAAAGCTCTATGGAGTAAAACCACTGTTGATGAAAAAGCTATTGCAACTATTAAAGAAGTTAAAAAAAGAGCTAAGCTAACTACTCAAGAATTACAAGATGTAGTTAAAGCTTTTAAAGAAGTTGGTAACCAAATAGGTGATATTGATAATGCTTTAAAAGGTGAAGCTCGTAAGGGTAGAAAAAATGGCAAGTAAAAAGAAGTTTAAAGATACAACCGTTGGACAACTATTGTTTGGCGCGGCTTCTGTAATAAATCCTACATTAGGAAATGTGTTACAGGGTGTTACATCACCTAAAGAAGCTATTGAAGCTATTACAAAATCAGATGCGCCTGCAGATGATAAAGTAAAGTTGCAGCAAATAATATTTGAACAGCAGAATAAAGAAATACAAGCTATAACATCAAGATGGGAAGCAGATTCATTGTCTGACTCATGGATGTCGAAAAACGTACGCCCATTGGTATTAGTGTGGTGTATTGTTATATTTTCTTTAGCTGGTATCTTAGATAGTGTAGAAAGTATACCATTTCAAATAAATAGTACATGGAACGATACTTTTGAGAAGGTCATGATGGCGGTTGTCTTAGCCTATTTCGGCGGACGTACGACTGAAAAAGCCACAAGTATATTTAAAAAATAATTAAGTTTAATTAAACCAAAAATCCAAAATTATGAGTAAAAAAGAAATGAAAATTACTGAAGAGCAATTGAAACAAGTTCAAGCTCAAGTACAAGTTAAATCTCAATTAGTTTCTGATATAGGCGCTGTAGAAGCACAGAAACACGAGTTATTACATGCTTTAAGTAATGTAATAGAAAAAACTAAAGAAACTGCTGAACAACTAGAAGAAGAGTACGGTAAGATTAATATTAATCTTGAAGATGGTTCTTACGAAGTTGTTGAAGTAGAAGAAGAAGAAAAAGAAGAAGAAGTAGAAGAAAAATAAAATCAATTCCTATGGCTAAGTTAATTAGAAAAATAAGCATAGGAACTGACTATAAAAATGAAGCAATGCACTACTCCGTAGGTCAACAGGTCTACGGAGGACATTGTATATCTAATATATTATTTGACCAAAAAGATAATTCATATAATATATATATTGAAAAAGAAAGTGAAACCATACCTTGGAAAAAATTTAATTCTAATATGGCTATTTCAATCGAATATAATTTAGAATACTAATGCAAAGTTTATTTAGCTTTATAGTAGAACCAAAAAACGGTAGATACGATAACGAGGTAGATATTGATGGTAAGAAGCTTATTATTAATACTACAATGGACGATCATAAATACGTTAACAGAGTAGGTGTTGTAAAATCAATACCAAAAATAGGTAAAACAAATATAAAAATAGGTGATGAGGTAATTGTACACCATAATGTTTTTAGAAGGTTTTATGACGTAAGAGGTATTGAAAAAAACAGTTCATCATATTTCAAAGAAGATTTATATTTTTGTTTTTATGATCAAATATTTTTATATAAACAAGATAATGAGTGGAAAGCACCATTTGATTTTTGTTTTGTTAAACCTATAGTTGAAAATAAAAAACAACTTGTAACTGTTCAAAAAGAACGTCCTCGTGTTGGTATACTAAAATATGGTAATAGTTCCTTAAATGCTTTTAAAGTGAACGAGGGGAGCCTTGTTGGGTTCAGCCCAAGCAGCGAGTATGAATTTGTTATAGATAATGACAGATTATACCGTATGCGAACTAATGATATTACAATTAAATATGAATACAAAGGAGACGAAGTTGAATATAATCCAAGCTGGGCAAGTGGCTGTGGACGAACTTATTAAAGTTGCTAAAGAACCTATTGTAGATTCAGAAGATGACATCAGTGCTGACAGATTAAAAAATGCAGCTGCTACAAAAAAACTAGCAATATTTGATGCTTTTGAAATACTTAAACGTATACAAGAAGAAGAAGATATGTTAAATGAAAAACCTAAAGAAGTTAAAAAAGAAAAAACTTTTAAAGGTTTTGCAGAAGGAAGGTCTAAGTAATGTATCAGCAAGATTTAATAAAAGTACTAACTGATTATGTTAAACCTAAAGTTTTAGCTAAAAAAAATAGGTATAAAAAATGGGAGTACGGTTACAATAAAGAACACGACTTTGTAGTTATAAGTAAGAGTGGTGAAATAGGTGAAGTGTATGAAATACAAAATTTAAAAATAGCTTTACCTAAACAAAAAAATATATATAAGTTTAAAGATAACAAATGGAGTAGGTTTGATTATCCAAAAGCTTTATCAAAAATTAAAACAGTTTTTGATTTTAAACAGTATCCAGAAGAATTTAAAGAAGAGTGGTATGATTACATCGATAATGAGTTTACCCGTAGGGAGGAAGGTTTTTGGTTTTATAACAAAGACATTCCTACTTACATTACTGGTACTCATTACATGTACTTGCAGTGGTCCAAGATTGATGTTGGGGCACCAAACTTTAGGGAGTCAAATAGATTATTCTTTATTTTCTGGGAAGCTTGTAAGGCAGATTCACGATCCTTTGGGATGTGTTACCTTAAGAACAGGCGTTCCGGGTTTTCTTTCATGGCAAGCGGAGAGGTTGTCAACTTGGCAACCATATCAAGTGACAGTAGGTATGGTATATTATCCAAGTCCGGACCTGACGCGAAGAGTATGTTCACCGATAAGGTGGTACCCATATCCGTCAATTACCCCTTCTTTTTCAAGCCGACCCAGGACGGAATGGACAGGCCCAAGACCGAGCTTGCCTACCGTGTCCCCGCAAGTAAGTTCACCCGTCGTAAACTTACCTCCACAACCGCGGCCGACGAAGCCTTACAGGATCTCAAGGGACTTGACACCACCATCGATTGGAAGAACACCGGTGATAACTCCTACGATGGGGAGAAACTCAAACTCCTCGTACATGATGAATCGGGGAAGTGGGAAAGGCCCAACAACATCCTCAACAACTGGAGGGTTACGAAAACCACATTAAGGTTAGGTAGTAAAATAATAGGTAAGTGCATGATGGGATCAACATCTAACGCACTTAACAAAGGTGGTGATAACTTTAAAAAACTGTACTATGACTCAGATGTTAGAAAAAGAAACGCCAATGGACAGACTCGCTCAGGACTATATAGTTTGTTCATACCTATGGAATGGAACTACGAAGGATACATTGATTCTCATGGATTACCTGTATTCGAGAATCCAGGAAAGAAAATTATTGGACCTTATGGAGATGAAATCACAGATGGAGTAATAGATTATTGGAATAATGAAGTTGAAGGTTTAAAGTCTGATCAAGATGCTTTAAACGAGTATTACAGACAGTTTCCTCGTACAGAGCAACACGCTTTTAGAGATGAAACAAAACAAAGT